TTATGTTTATATGTATTGGGTTTATAATTTTATGAATTATTAATATGGATTTATTGTAATAATCTCTCCATGATATATATTTAGATTTGTTGATATAAATAATTAATGTATCTTGATATAAATAATTAAATATCTTGATATAAATATTAAAATATAAAATGTATAATACATATATTTTTAATATATAATGTCGTCGGTTGAATTAAAAGACGAAGAAAATACAATTAAGGGAAATCATATAATAGAATTAGATGGAATATGTGTTACAATAGATGAATTCATAGAATTATTTTATTATAAAGATAAAAATCATTTTGAAATGAATCCATTAAAATATGATAGTGATTATTTAAATTTAAAAAAACGAACAAAACAAGGAATACGTTTTAATATAACACAGGAAATTTTGGGATTATATGCAAATGATATGCATACAACCATAGATAAACTTGAGACAGTATCTACAATGGATATTAAAAAAAAATTATTATCGTTATCATCAATACATCATTTTTGTCCAATAAATAATGCTCTTACATTAAGACAATTATTTGAACAAGTAATAATGGATTCATCATATGAAAATACACTACCAGAAAATATACATAAAATAATTGGAACAATAGATGAACCTGTATATCATATATTTAATATATATTTACGTCTACGAAATGATAATAATATTATAAAAAATATTTTATTAAAATATAGTTATTATGTAAAATGTTCAGGTGAAACATGTTTACAAACATTAATAGATGATATTTTAATATAATTGATGTTTTAATATAATTATATTTAGTTTCATGTAAAACAATTAAAATATATTCAACAATTATAAATTTAATTTTTGTATAATATAAAAATTAAATTTATTTAGAACATAGAAATAGATGAACCAAATGCATCATTAGCAGCCATAGGTTCATGGAATGAATTAAAATCCATACCTGAAGATTGTGAATTCATACCATGGAGAGATGATACCACATCAGGTTGTTGTGGTTGTTGTGGTTGAACAGGTGGTATATTTTGTTGATGTTGTTGATGTATAGGGACATTATTAACAGGATTGGATTGATACATAGTTTGTTTTTGTAAATATGGAGGATTTGAATGAGACCCTGAAACACCACCACTAATAGGTTGTGTAACTCTAACATTTTGTGTATTATTAGCATTCATAGATTGATTATGAGATTGTTTAATGTTTGGATTATTAGTAACTTGAACAGGATCATTTACTTTTGATGAATTCAAATTAAATAAATCAAGGACTTTTTGAAAGATAACTTTTGCTTTTTCATTAATATTGGTTTGAAATGAGAAAAGAATGAAAATAAATAGAGAGGAAAATGTGATAAAATTAATAGGTGAATAAGGTTCTTCACTATATGTAGGTATATAAGTAATAACACGATGAATAATATAAATACCTGATAATAGAACAAATAATTCAGCAAATACTTCTAAAAATAATTCAGCAGCAGATTTATTTTCAATATCTGTGGAGAATAATTCATGTATACTCATATTTAATATTAAAATAGGTATAATCATCATTAATGAATATTGAAATAAATTAAAAACTTCTACTTTCATTTTATTATCGAATGTAGTCATGTGTTTATAAAATGATTTTGATTCTTTAATATTTTCAGTAACAGGTTTCATTGATACTGAACTATAATGTAAAGATTCATTCGATGTACTCATTATTATTATAAGATTATATTGAAATAAAGAAAGAAAATAAAAATTAAATATATATAGTTTAATAAAATTAAATATAACCTACTTAGATATATAAATGTATTTGATAGATAGAATGATTAAACATAATAATCATCATTTAAAAAAAATGTTTAATCATCTTTTACCCGAATATCAATATTTGGATTTAGTAAAAGATATATTAGATAATGGTATTACAAGAAAAACAAGAAATGGTTTTGTTCATTCAAAATTTGGAGTTCAAATGCGTTTTGACTTAAGAGGAAATACTATGCCTATATTAACATCAAAAAAAATGGCATGGAAAACTTGTTTACGAGAATTATTATGGTTTATGAGAGGACATACTGATAATAGATGGTTAAATAAACGTAATGTTCATATATGGGACGCAAATGCAAAAAAAAATACATTATTGAAGGAGTTTGATTTAGGACCTATATATGGTCATCAATGGAGATCATTTAATGCTAAATATGATGGATGTAAAGATTATACTGAGAGAGATAATAAATATGATGGTAAAGGAGTAGATCAATTACAAAATATAATTGATATGTTACGTAATAAAGAAGATAGATATTCGAGAAGAATGATTATGAGTGCATGGAATCCAGAACAATTAGATGAAATGAAATTACCACCTTGTCATGTATTAACACAATTTTGGGTGAATGATAAAGATGAGTTATATTGTAGTTTATATCAGAGGAGTGGTGATGTTGGATTAGGAGTTCCATTTAATATTGCATCTTATTCCTTTTTAACACATATATTGGCTAAACATACAGGATTAAAACCAGGTGAATTCGTTCATACAATAGGTGACGCTCATATTTATGATGACCATGTATTCCAATTATCATCACAATTAAAAAATAGATTATATTATTTTCCTACAATAGAAATTATGAATACATATGATAATATTGACGAATATGATGAAAAGGATATTAAGATTTTAAATTATCAATATGATAATAAAGAAGTAAATTTAAACATGATAGTATAATTAAACATGATAGTATAATTTAACATGATAGTATAATTTAAGAGGAAACATGTAATTTAATTTTCTTTTTAATTTTGGCTATATCGTGAAACATTGTTATTTTTATTTGTAATTTTTCATATAAAGAATAACCTGTATATTGTTTTATATCCCGTATATTATTTTCTTCGATACGAATATCATATTCAAGTGATTTTACAATAGATAAATCAGGAATATATACATTATATCTCATTTTATTATGTATAATTTCCTTATCTACTATATAACCTGTATATATGGTATTGATTATTTCTGGATTACCATCTACCATATCTATCAATTTACATTCATTTTGAACATGTTTAATTTTTTTCATATTTACATTTATATCTTCTATATTCTTCATTTCACTATAAAATTCCTTTATCTTTATTCTATCTGTTTTGATGGGGAGCACATCACTTGTCAAAGTTGTTCCGGAGAGAATATCACATAGATGGAGCATATTAATAATGTCTACCCAACGGCGAATAGGTGATGTAATATGTAAATATAAGTCCACATTTAACATATCATGTTTTAATAGATTTTGATGTTTTTGTATATTACTATTATTTACATATTTACTTCCCATACTTTTCCAAATACGATTAAATTTCATTACTTCTAATGGTATGTCATTATTATTATTTTCTTGTAGTTGTGTATTTTCATATAATATATGATTTAATTTCATACATCTATAAATCATGAGTGTTTTATTACATGTTTTTTCATATTGAAAACAATACCTTGCTACATAACAATTCATATATATCATCATATATCCAATTAAATCATGTGTGTCTTCTATATTATTATTATTATTATTATTATTATAGTCTGGTAAATAATTTGTTTTCTTATTTTGATTTAATTGTGAAATTGTTTTTTTTAATAACGAATAATCTCTCGACGTTTTAAATTTCATATCTTCATATTCAATATTTTTATACACTCGTATTTTTATTCTTTTTATTTTGTGTTCTATTATTTCATATGTAATATTATTTATTTTTATATCTAACACTAAAGCATATCGGTCATTATTTTCCAATAAACTACACATACAATCAGATAACATATTCGGTAACATATTTAATTTATTATTTGGGAGATAGATAGAGGCAAAATTAAATAAAGATTTGGTATAAAATTTCCATAGATTAAGTTCATCAAACCATCTAATTATATCTGTGATATAGATGGAGAGATAAATACAATTTTCGGTATCAGATTGTATTTCTTTTATACTAAATGCATCATCCAGATCTGTGGCGTTTTCAGGATCTATCGTATATATTTTATATTCTGGATATTTTCTATATTCAATTGATTCTCCAGTTGTTTCTTTTACTTGTTTATCTATGCTTTCAAATAAATTATTATTATTATTATTATTATTATTATTATTATTATTATTATTATTATTATTATTATTATTATTATTATTATTATTATTCTTATTATTATTATTATTATTATTATTATTATTATTATTATTATTATTATTATTATTATTATTATTATTATTATTATTATTATTATTATTATTATTATTATTATTATTATTAAATTCACGGAATATATCATGTATATATTGTTTAATACCACGTTGTTTTCTATTTAATTGATTACAACATAAAAGATATTCGTATATATTTTCTTTTTTATCAACTTCTCCAATTGTTCGAACTACTTTTCCATATGGATATTTATCATTATCTCTCCATCTTTCAAAAATTATATTTACATATCGGTTTTTAACCTTCTTATCAAATCCAAGTTTCATTTCATATGGCACTAAAAAATACGGATACTTACTATTATTTGGAATACATTTATAATAATATTTATTCGTTTTTCTTTTTGATGATTTAGACCTTATACAACCATATGTCTTATTCTTTTCTAATACCAATATACATGGAATTTCTATTCCAGAACGTATAACCGACTCATGAATACTTATTTCGAATTTATTGTCGTCTTTTAATTTATTATCATCCCTCCTGTTTGTAGTAATGTAAATAATATCTCCATTAAAATAATGTGGAATAGTATCTGTATCCCCTATCATTTCATAATAATCTATTCCATTATCCATATTTTTATTACCTTCATCTATTATTTTATCATCATTTGATGATTTAATATTTATACATGGTTCTAAATAACATTTTGTATAATCTCTATATTCACATTTAAATGTGTATAATTTTTTATTTTGTATTTCTATATTCATATCTGTATTCATATTTGTATTCATAGTCGTATATGAATATATTATAATATACCTCGTATTATATATGTATTTATCTCTCTATATATTTTTAGAAAAAACATACAAATGATTTTTAGAAAAAACATACAAATAAATTGTATCTATTTTCTAAAAATAGTTATTGGATTTATTGGATTTATTTGGTGTATTGGTTTATTTAGGTTATTAGGTTTATTGGGTTTATTTGGGTTGTTGTATATGTCTATCTATATATCGAATATTCATATCATTTTTTGTTTTGATAAATTTATGTTTTACATTAGAACGTTGTAATAAACAAATTAATAATTGTGGTGCTATGGATATCATATTCATTCCTGTCATATACGTACATTTACATACACATGATATTTCATCATATCGAATACTATACCACCAATAAGGAGGTATATATAATATTTCTCCTTTTTTGAGTTTTATTTCCAACATATTTACTTTAGAAAAACGTCGTTCAAAAATAGGTTGCACTTTCCATGCATTTATTGGAGAGTAAAATAAAAATTGCGTATAGTTATTTTGAGGATATAGATATTTTGAATACTTAGGTGGTATTAATTTAATAGTAATTGATCCGGAAGCTACATATAAATAATAACGATAATAATGATGATATTTTAATTGTGTTGTTGTATTTTTATTTCCTAATAATAAATCGTAATCACATTTTGTAATGAATAATGGTCGAAGAGGTGCATCATGTCGTTTTATTTGTTTTAATAATCCTGTATCTTCCAGAAATTCTTGATTTAATTCACTTCTATATATCCCATTATTCGATATATCCTTTCTAAATAGTTCAATTGTTTCCTGTAATGTCATTTCAATTGGAGTATTATGTATCATTTCTAAATCATATAATTGTTCTATATCATTTTCCTTTCTAATTAATTTAACATCGAAATTTCCATACATATCAGTAATTTCTTCTAATGTTTTATCTATTAGTGGTATATCCATTTCAAACATAACAGGTTGTCGTATTCTACATATCTCATCTAATTTACCTTTTGTAGTATAATCTATATTATATAATTCTAATTCATTACTTTTTTGTAAATGATGATATATATGTATATAAAAAAATAATACAAATACGAATACTATAATATATAAGATCATTCAATTGAATTTATTTGTTTTTATATTTTATTTTATTTACCTCCTTTAAACTAAATAATTATTATTTTAATTGTTATAAATACTATTTATTTTTATTCTAAAAAACTATCACTGTCAATTGATGACAATTCAGAAGATATAATAGAGTCACTTTGACTCTAGTCAGTATCACTAATGTATTCAGGTGGTGATAAATTAGACAATTCAAATTCACTATTATTGTCATCTGATAATAAATTTTCAGAAATTTTGTTATTTGATTCATAATTTTTTTTATTTGATTCATCAATTTTGTTATTTAATTCATCAATTTTTTGTATATTACTATAAAATTTTTTATTTTCATCATCTGTAACATTAATATTATAAGGATCTACATCACTGTTGTATTTATTTATTTCAAAGGATGGTGTATTTCTAATAATATCAATAGCACCATCAGGAAGGTCGTCATTAATATTTAAAACATCACTACTATCATCATAAGAATTTTTTTTCGTATTTTTGCCATTATCAGATTTACTATTTTCCATAAAAATATTATATATAAGATTATATATTCTTTTGGATTCATGAGTAATCTTATTAAAATTAGTTCTTAATGTTACAAATTCTCTTAGTGGTTGTATTAATTCAGTCTTTAAATGTTCTAGT